GTGGTAACGGGGTGCACGCTATCGGTTACGGTGAATACTTCCGCGGAAAGAACAGGAGCGGGGAGCAAGGCTGGGAATACTACTCCCGTGCTAAGTACTTTACTTTTACGGGTAACGCCTTCCGTAATGGTGAAATTGTTGACCTAAAGCCATTCATTAAGCGTAATATTGATAAAGACCTAGCAGATGATGAGACTGAACGTAAGTCATCAGTCGGGCAATTGATTTTGACTCCTTCTCAAATTGAAGATATTGAACGCGCCCTGCGGTTTATAGATTCAGATTGCCCACGTGACACATGGTTGCAGATTGGCTTTTCCTTAGCTCGTGTACCTAACGGATATCAACTCTTTTATGATTGGTCTAAGCGTTCCCGCGGAATACATCATGCCGTGGCTAGTGATACTGATATTGAGGATCAATGGAATGACGTATACGCAAACTCCCGTGGGGAGATTAGCCTCGGTACTCTGTATCATTACGCTGCAAAGAACCCTGACTTTCAATTTACCGAGGTAAGTGAAGAAGTAAAAGAAATTGCTTCAACGGAGAATGATCCGTTAATCATAGACGTTGAGCAGTGGTCAGGTGCACCAATCACTCCTGACTGGGTTATTAATGAGTTTATTGGTGAGGGTGTGCGCGTTATTTCAGGTGCCACGGGTAAGGGTAAGACGTCCATAATCGCCCCACTCTGCGCCAACGTAGCGCATCTTTTAGAATATAACTTCCTGACTCCGCGTCATCGCCGTGTTGTTTTCTATTTTACTGAGGATACAAATCAATTAAATAGAATGATCATGGGGATGAAGAAGCATCAAAGTAAGGAGTTTGAAACCCCCGAGGAGAAAGAGGCGGAATGGCGTCATTACTTTCAAATCAAATTGACAAAGCGATATAAAGTCAACCAGATTAAAAAACTAGCCGAGGCAGTACGGGAACACACAAATGAGCAGGACGGAAAGATTATTCAACCCCTCGTAGTGTTTGACACTCAGGCTGCCTCTCTTGACGTTGAGGATGAAAATAACAATGCGGAACTATCTAAGTTCATTAGTGCTATTAAACTTTACTTCTGGGAGTCTAACCGTATTCCTGTCTGGATTGTGACGCACATTACAAAGATGAGTGCGGAGAATGATGATTACTCCAGTTTGACCTCGCGGGGTGCTGGGTCGGTCGCGGCGGATTGTCACGGAACAATGGGTATAGTTCACCCGAAGGATTTTACGGGACGCATATTAGGGAATATTAAGGATAGAGACGGTGCAAGCAGGAAGGAGGTACGTGCCGAAATAACACAACACGTAACTCAAGCCCTCACACCTTACGGCGAGCCTGATACCCTCTCGTATTACACAACGGAATATTTTGAGTCCGACCCCAATGACCGTGCGGTAATTAAGGCGGAAGCCGCAAATGATCAACTCATGCGTAAGGTGTACACTGCGATTCATGAATTAGAGCAACAGAAATTAGTCGTTACGCTTGAACTACTAGCTAACCAAAAGCTCGGGGGACACAGGGATAAGATTAAGTCGGTTTTGATTGACCTTGAAAAGATGGGGAGAATCTACCAGACCAATCCAGCCGACCTCACAAAAGAGCAACGTAAGGATTTAAACTTGAGTAACCGCGCTGGCTTGTTTTATAAAGTATTGGGTACTTACATTGGATAATTCAATCCGTCTGAGTGAATTCGCTATCCGTCTGAACAGAGACGGTTTAAAAGGCTATAAAGTATTAGCGTTGGAGTGCCTAACCGTCTGGAAAAAGTCTATCCGTCTGAGCGGAGACGGTTTGAATGACCTGTTACGAACCGACGTATTAGTGGGGGCTCTCAGCCCCCTAATAGTCATAGGTGAGTCCTATCCGTCTCGTCTCTTTTCTCTATAGAGACGGTTCGGATTGAAATTGAGGAGGAATTGAAACATGGAAATTACTTTGAGCGCAGCTGAAATTTTCTCAATTGGATGGGCGATTGGGGCGACTGTTTATGCTGGATGGTGTTATTTTGAAGTCAAAAAGTTGGCATTTATGTTGCTGGCGATTAGCTTGACCTTGCGTGACATTGCTGACGGAAAAGCCACTGCGGAAATGAAGGACGGAGTGCTGAATATTACGCGGGTTTTGCCTTTGAGTAAAAATGAGCGATAATTCTCTTAAATCAATTACGTAGGAACTGGATATGGCTACGAAAAATCAAAAGATTGCAGAGAGTATGAAGGGCAATGAAAACGGCGTAAAAAGGGGAGCTTTTGTAGCGCTCCTGCGGAGGAAGCTAGTTCAAGATCCTAAGAAATTAGAACGCATTGCTGAGGCTTTGTTCAAATTAGCGGAGGAAGGAGACATGGCTGCAATCAAGGAGCTAGCCTCCCGCCTAGACGGAACGCCGACTCAAAGTATTGAAATGAGCGGACCTGACGGTGACCCAATTCAAGTTGAGCAGGCAGGAACCTTTGCTAAGGAGTTGATGGCGAAGCTCCTCGCAGCAAAACAAAAGGAGAGCGACAATTGAGCAATGATAATTATCACCCAGATGGGTTTGTCCCGATGCAGAATGCTTCAGTTGACGGATTTAACACTATGCCGAAGAACAAATTGATAGAGGACATCGCCGCGCTTGAGCGTGGGTTGGCGTTCATGCATGATTTGAAAGAAGAAAAGACAATCAAGACTAAGCCAATGTCGTTCACTGAGGCAGAAGAATTGATTGCCGCGAATCAGGGATTGACTTTTGCTGCAATCCGCGCTGTTGAGCGGTTCCACGGAATATCATGAGCACATGTTCTAACTGCGGAGGATTGATCCCACTGCAAGGTTTGATGACGGGAGTGACGCTGCCGTTTTGTCGGTGTGAGAATCCGAAGCGATTCAGGGACAATATGCGTCCTATGTCGTTCGCTGATATTCAAGAATTGTTTGACATACCGCTCTTAGCGGAGGATGAGTTCTCGACTCAAGCTCTTGAGTTCGTCCGCAAGGTAGAAAAGTTCCACGGCATCGGATGAACATTGCTGAGATTGTCAAGCGGGAACTCTCAAAGCCCAATCCGCTAGACCACCTTCCCCCTGAGCATCGCGCGGCAGTTATGAAGCGCATGGCGTGGCTCGCTGTGGCAGGTAACCATCAAATAGAACCCACAGGGGATTGGTGGTCAATCTGGCTACTACTCGCGGGGCGCGGCGCAGGTAAGACCCGTACCGCAGCTGAGGAGTGCTGGTGGACAGCATGGGATCAACCGAACATACGTTACCTCGTTTCCGCGCCCACCTCTGCTGACGTGCGGGATACCTGCTTTGAGGGTGAGTCGGGAATCCTGAACGTCATCCCGCATGAAATCATCATGCCCAACGGGTATAAGTCATCGCTGAACGAGTTGACGCTCATCAATGGGTCGCTCATCAAAGGTATTCCCGCTAGTGAGCCTGGACGCTTCCGTGGTCCGCAGTTTCATCATGGTTGGCTGGACGAGTTAGCAGCATGGGACTACCTTGATGAGTCATGGGACATGATTCAGTTCGGGATGCGCCTAGGACAGCATCCTAAGTTGATCTGCACTACGACTCCGAAGCCAAAGCCGCTCATTGTTGACCTCGTCGCTCGTGACGGTGATGACGTAGCGTATGTATCCGCCTCGACGTATGACAACATTGATAACCTCGCCCCGACGTTCAAAAAGCAGATCCTCCAATACGAAGGTACAACGCTGGGACGGCAGGAGCTTTACGCCGAGTTGATTGACCCAGAGGAGAGCGGAATCATTAAACGTCCTTGGTTCAAACTCTGGCCAGCTAACCGCGCCCTACCTCAGTTTACTTACGTGGTGCAGAGTTACGACTGCGCAACGAGCGACAAGACCGCAAACGACCCGACTGCCTGCGTAGTCCTCGGGATCTTTAAGCCCAGCCCAGACAAGCCAATGTCAGCCATGGTGATTGACTGCTGGACTGAACATATGCAGTACCCAGACTTGAGACCGAGGGTCGTTGAGGAATATGGTTCAATCTACGGTGATGACGATGAATGGGGTAACGGGAAGAAAGTAGACCTCGTTCTGATTGAGGATAAGTCTGCGGGCATATCATTGATTCAAGACTTACAACGCGCTGGCTTGCCCGTCCGCGCTTACAATCCAGGACAGGCTGACAAGACCACTCGACTCAACATCGTCTCCCCAATCATTGCGCGTGGCTTAGTCTACCTGCCCGAGAGTGAGACAAAGCCGAAAGTACATAGGACATGGTGTGATCCCCTCGTCAATCAACTCTGCGCATTTCCTGAGGTAAGGCATGATGACCTTGTTGATGCTACCAGTCAAGCTCTACGTTACCTGCGGGACGCTGGCTTCCTCACTACTGACTACGTACCTGACAACTCAGATATGTACGTTGATGAGACCCAACCGCGCAGGATTAATCCCTATGCTGCTTAATCTGAGCTATAATTTGCAGAAATCAATTCAGGTCAACGCGCATGCCTAACGATCCCTCCTCATCAGTATCAGTCTCAGGTATAACCGATGCCCAGTTAGCAGCCATGCAGCAGGCTGGCTTGCTAGGTGATCAAAGCGGATTGGGCGTTCAATCCCCTTCAGTTGATGAGATGCAGTATGCCACTCAAGTAGCTTCTCCTCAGTATCAAACCAATTATCCTGCCCCCGCGCCCAGCCCTTCGGTTTTGGATTCATTACCTACTCTTGATGAGGCTGCTAATTACCTCGCTAACCTTCCCGCTCAAGCGCAACGCCTGTTGACCAATCCCGCTGCATTTACAGAGATGCTAACGGGTAAGAACCCATTACCGGAGCAGACTGGCTTTGCAGCCTCCGCTACTGGCTTACCGCCTCAGAACCCGAACTCCTTATTCACTCCTGCGGGCATGGCGTACAATACAGGTTACGAATCTGGCGAGCCTGTTTCAATCGCGGCGATGGGGTTACCTGCCCTCGCGCCCGCTGGTCGCTTCCTCGGTCAAGCCGCTGGCGAGCGTATTATGGCGGGTAAGCCATTGATCCCAGGAACCAATACCGAGTATTTGAACCCGCAGATCATGTCTGCCGTCAAAAACAAAGGTGGTAACTGGCTTAGCAGCGGGTTAGACCAATTAGACTGGATGAAGAAACCAATCGAAAACGTCGGTGAGAGTCGATTTGATTCAGCATGGGACAATGGTAATCCTCAAAAGATTGCGCATCATATTTCCGAGATGGAAAAGATTGGTTACGCGCCCGAGCAGATTAAAGACTTTAAAGACAGCGTAGCCGTCAATAATTGGATTGACAAAAAGCTCAAGAACTATGTACGTAATGAAATGGGTACACCTCAAGACCCTGTACGTGAATTAGCGGATCAAGGAGTGTTGCATTTACCGCAAGAAGAAATCCCAACTTCAAGAGGCATCATTCAGCAAAATCGAGCTGAAGCAGGATTCCCAGAAAAAGGATTTGCCAATACTCCCCTAGGTCAACAGTGGGAGCGAGCAACTGATTATGCAATCAATCCTCGTCCCGCAGCTGCTTATCAAGAACATGGTAAGTTAGAACACCGAGCTAAACGAGACCCTTGGGTAAACAAATTAGAACGAAGCACTCCCGTTCATACCGCCACATTGATTGACAATGGTCTCGGATTTGAACACATAATTGACGAACTCAAGAATTCAATCAGCCATAACTCTGACCTGCCTCATCACTTACGCTTGAAGCCAGAGACACTTGACAAGATGACAGTGCCGCATGCCGTCAAGCATGTAGCAAAAATCAATAAGCACCGCGCTGAACAGATGGAGAAAGCTGCAAAAGAGGGTCTCAAAGACTTTCCTGTAGTGCATGAGGGTGACAAAGGATTCAATATCCATGAACTAAAAATGCCAGATGCTCCTTTAGAATTACCCCACGGATTAAAAGTAATTGACGCTGGAGATGGGTTACTTGGAATTGGAACCCAAGATGGTACTGAGATAATGCACTCACCATACGCTAAAACGCCAGAAAATCTTATATATAAATATAACTCAAATTTAGCACGTAATAAGCTAGACAAGGCTCTCAAAAATGAAGGTGAACAAATGGGTCACTGCGTCGGTGGATACACTGACTCAGTAGCAAAAGGTCACTCCCGCATCTTCTCCCTGCGTGATGAGAAAGGTGGAGCGCATGCCACTGTTGAAGCGACTCCAAAGATTTTAGATTATAAACCTTCTTTGATTCCTGATGACGTCAAAGCTAAGATTGATAAATACGCTCATGATGAAACAATCAGAACGGGTTATCCTGAAAATACTCAAAGATATTTGAACCATTACGCTGGTGTTCAAATTCAAGAAGGTACAAAGTATCTTAAAAATCATCCAGTAATGGAGATTCAACAAATCAAAGGTAAAGGTAACGGAGCAGTAAGCGAGAAATATCGCGGTTACATCAAAGACTGGCTCAATAAAGAAGCAGATAAGATTGGTGAAGTTCAAGACTTAGACAATGTAGGATTGTTTAGAGGGACATCCGTCCTGAATGATTCCCTGCATAAAGGTGGCACATTTAAAAACATCGTCAATCAACAGAGACCTAATTCAGTTTTACCTAATGAAGAGTTCGCAAAAGAATTCGGTAAGAAGTTCTACAGCAGTCCTGAAGAATTAGCTCAAGACGTTATAAAATATCTTGACAGCAAAAAGCCTAAAGTGCAAGAGCAAAAGATGCTCCAAGGCTTCTACCGTGGATACGCAGGTGAAGGCACACCTACCGAGGGTACAACCTTTGTGTCCCCGCAAAAAGCAGTAGCGGATTACTACGCTCAAAAGCGAGCAGGGCAAACAGGTTTGACTCCGCATGCTGAAATGGTATTGGCGGATCCGTTCGCTGGTGTTAAGTATGGACATGCCACTGCGGGTACAGGTGCTCAACCGAACCTCATAACTCAGGCTCGTAACTTGACTCCTGAGCAGGTCGTGGGTCGTACTCAGCTTTACAAAAAAGGCGGGCATGTCAAAATGAATGAAGGCGGTACGCCACCCGCCTTAACTCCCGCTCAAATGCGAGAAGAGCTATTCGCAAAAAGTAGAGTTGACGAAGCCGAACGCAAAGCCAATGAGCCACGCACTCTTGAGCAACGTATGATTGATCAAGGTCGCCTGTCACCTAAAGGTGGTGTATCTGGCGGTGGTGCTGGTTATGTTCCTGGTACAACAAACCCATTTAATCCAGATAGTCCCCTGAATCGCAAGAACGGGGGTAAAATTCCGTCAATAGATGAAATGCGCCTCACAATACTTAGGAATAAATAATGCCTGAAATGCCGATTGACCCAGAATACGGAAGACATGTTGCTCCTTTGAGCGGTGAGGAATTCACAAATGATGAAGATGAAGATTCTATTTTTGACATTCCTGATGAAGATGATTCCGACATTGAAGAATTGGAAGATGGCTCGGCAATCGTTCGTTTAAACACCAAAGGACCAGATGAGTCTCCAGACTTCTATGAGAACCTAGCTGATACTTTAAACTCATGGGACATGAGCAGCATTGGTTTAAAGTATTTAGATTTAATCGAGAAAGATAAAGAAGCTCGTGAAGATCGAGACAAACAGTATGAAGAAGGATTGCGTCGCACAGGCTTAGGACATGACGCTCCTGGTGGTGCTCAATTCATGGGTGCGAGTAAGGTTGTTCACCCAGTTATGGCAGAATCTTGCGTGGACTTTTCTGCTCGTGCAATTAAAGAATTGTTCCCACCTGACGGACCAGTACGTACAAAAATTATTGGTGAGGCAAATGAGAAAAAGACTCAACGTGCTGAGCGTAAACGTGATTATATGAACTGGCAGCTCACGGAGCAGATTCCTGAGTTTAGAGATGAAGAAGAACAATTAACCTCACAGTTACCGCTCGGTGGTAGTCAATATCTCAAGATGTGGCACGATGCGCAGCAAAAACGTCCGCGCGCTGAGTTCGTTCCGATTGATAATATTTACCTTCCGTTTGCCGCTGGTAACTTCTACACTGCCCAACGAGTAACCGAAGTACAAGATATAACTCAAGAAGAATATGAGTTACGCGTATCAGCTGGATTGTACATTGACACTGATATATTTAGAGCAAGTCAAGAGCCAGAAGAAAGTAAAGCTGAAAAAGCAAACAACAAGATTGAAGGTCGTAAGTCTCAAGCTGACAATATTGACGGTATTCGTAGAGTATTCCACATTAGTACATGGTTAGAACTCGAAGAAGATTCATTCAGCAAAGGTGAACGCGCCCCCTATATTCTGATGATTGATGAGAATGAGCGCACAGTAGTTGGACTCTACCGTAACTGGGAGGATGGAGATGATACCCTCACTAAGTTGGACTGGATTATTGAGTTTAAATTCATACCTTGGCGTGGTGCTTACGCTATTGGTTTACCTCATCTTATCGGTGGTCTTTCTGCTGCTCTTACTGGTGCTTTACGCGCGTTGCTCGATTCCGCGCACATCAATACCGCTCCCACAATGCTCAAACTTAAAGGAGCGAAAATCTCG